CAAGCGTGAAGCCCATTTTGTGAGCCATTTTCATAAGCTGCTCTTGGTATAATACTACGCCCTTTGTTTCTCGGAGTATCTCACTAAAGAACGGGTGAACTGCCTCCATCTCTTGGTTCCCGTGCGCAACATCTGCATAAGGGGTTTCAAATTGAATGGCCCCCGGTCTAGCTATCGCCAGCACCGCGCTGAGCTCATCAAGATTTTCTGGAGTTACGGTTCTGCAAACTTTATACGCCGTGTCTGCCTCAATATGGAATAATCCCTGCCTACTTTTTAGGTCTTGCAATTGCTGATAAATAAATTTGTCAGATACGTCAACATCTTTAACGGGGTCAATGCTTAAATCTTTGCAAACCCTGTCTACAACGGATACGCCCCTTAAGCCAAGGACATCTAGCTTTACATTAAATAATGAAACCCAATTCATATCATACGATGTAACGAAACTAGATTTGTCAGACGTGAGTTCTGTCGGACAGATGTCTTCTAGGAGGTCATAAGAAATAGCGATGGCGGATGGATGAACGCCTTTGTTTTTTATGAGGCCGCGCAACTTCAACGCAGTCTTGTAAACCCTTTCGTTTTCGTCGCACCAACTTCTAAACTCCTCTTCCTCTTCATACGTCTCTCTAATGTCTTTCACGTTACCATACATGGTTGGTATCATGGAGGTTACCCTTGTCATGTCTTCGTCAGGTATGGGGTTGGGCGATGCGACAGTTTTGCCGCACTCTTTTACAACGAGTTTTCCGCTCAATGTATTAAGGGTAAGAATTTTAGATGTTTTACCCTCAAACTTTTCTTCAAGGTGTCGGATAACTTTTTGTCTATCATAGTAACAGATATCCAAATCAACATCTGCCATGAGGGAGCCGTCAAGATATACAACCCCATCCACGATTTCTTTTTTGGCCCTGACCTTAGAAACAAACCTTTGAAAATATAATCCGTGTTCGATGGGGTCAACGCGAACAACATCAATTAAATATAAAACTAAACTTCCCGCTGCGCTACCGCGACCACGGCCTCTAGCAATGCCTTCTTCGTCACAAAAGTTCGTGACGTGCCACACAAGTAAAATATAATCAACAAAATCTAATTCATCGAGAATTTTAAGTTCTTGGTCGGTTCTTTTCTTGTATTCGTTAAACTGCTTTGCCTTGATCGTTTTATCTTGCTTTAGTTCTTGCAGGCGAACGTAGCATTTTTGTTTTAAAAATTCAGATTTAGAGCAATCTTCACTAAGACCGATCTCTCTTTTGTATTTATTATCAATTTCAAATGACGGCATACGAACACCGTGCATTTTCAAGTCATAATTTTTAAATTTATTAATAAAATTAGAATCCATCTTTATCTTCAATGTAATATTTTAATCTGTTCCAGACATCGAGGTTTCTCTCCAAGTCATAAATAGCTTCGTGCAGCCTGTTCTCTTCAAAGGGTATCTCATAGTCCTTCAATAACTGCTTCAGGTTCGTTTTTACGCCCTTCTTGCGGGTATGGTACATTCGGAACTGGTATTCTAGGAAAGAGTCCTTAGGGTCGTATTCTAGGCCCATTGCGGCCCCCTTGGCAACACAATTAGTGTCTATAAACTTGGGCATGAGGTGAAAGCAACTCTTGCCCATATAATTGTAATATTCTTTAATTAAATATATGTCAAATCCAATTATGTTATGTCCGATAATGAAGTCCGCATCGTCTAGCCAGTCCTCCATAGTCGGGAAAGCCTCTTCTGGGGGTACGCCGTTTTCGTCGACGTTGTTTTGGTCATACCTTGTCATAAAGGCGGCCTCTTTGCTAATTCTGAGGTCTGTATCCCATTTAATTAAGAAATTTTTTTCAGCAATTTTTTTACCGCCTTGAACTTTTATCATTCCAAGCTGCCAAGGTAGGTTCTGTTGAAAATTTAAACATAGATTTAGTGTTTCAAAATCTAAGAAAACTAAAATCTTTTCGCTATCAAATTTAAGCTTAGGCTCCTTCATGTTGTTCCTTCCAGCTTTCTATGCAAAAATCATTACTGCTCATGTGCTCAAACTGTGGCCTATTAAGGTCACTTCTATTGTTGATGCATCTGAATGTCAGGTACGCAACAAAATCTGATTTATTTTTATAGTAAATGCTTTTTGTTTTTTGTATTTCATTATCATTTGCTCTACAAAATTGTCTCACCCTTCTTTCTAAAAGCTTATCTACGAACAGGTCATTGTCTTCAACAAAAAATGTAGGTTTGGTAAAATTAAAGTCCGGTAAACATATTGCCCCCATTAATGAATTCTTATGGAGAAAGGAATCGTAAAAGGGGACGGCCAAAGACAAGTCTTCTTCGTTCCAAATTTCTTTTAAGAAGGAATAGTCCATCCTAGGCACATAATAGAAACCTTCTTTCGCTGCTACAGAATAAATTTTAATTAATCTTTTATATCCAGCGGTGTTTTTGGCGAATATTATATACTTACTTTCTGTTCCCAGCGCTTCTGCGTTCTTTTCCGACCTGTCGGTGCACACCGTTATCCTTAGTCCAAATTTAAAATTGATATTTGAGTCACGACAATTGTTATATGCCTGAAGGAAGCCTCCCATACTGTCATCAACTAAAATTAAATCTTTAATTTTATTTTCTTTGCATATATCTATTATAGAATCTGGGCCTTCTTCTATGCAAGAATCCTCTTTATCCAAAGTAAGAATACTTCGGCCTATAGAATAGTGACTCTTGAAAAGTGGTAGAACCATAGAGAAATCTTAGCACAAAAAATAAGGCTTGTCAACTAGAAATCGAAATCATCTGGCCCGTTATGACGCGGACACCCTTCGTACCGCATCTTCTTTATTGTATGTTCCTCGTCTTTTTTTAAATCTTTTTTATCAAGGGAGGTTTTTATAATTTCCTTGTCACTGTTTACAAGAGCGTAATATTCAAAATCGAATTTATATGGACAATGCCACATAACGGAGCCATCTTTTTTAAGTTGCCCCTTTGCCTTGGCGAAGCCACAATTCAAAGGCCCCTTAAATCCACCCCCAGAGGGCGGCATCGGTTGGTCTGCTGCAAAATTTGATTTTGCGTCTTTCTCTGAAAAACTATTTATGACTTTATAGACTTTGGCTAAGTAATATTCTAGCCCCCCGAGAGTATCTTCACTGAATTCTAGATTCTGATCTGGTTTTTTGGGGAATCGCAAAAATTTAAATTGAACAATAGGCTTTAGTTTCGGCCAGACTTTCGTCGCGACCATACTGTATATCATCCCCTGCAGGTTCGAGGTTAGGTCTTCTCCGGAGAATTTTTGTTTACTGCTTTTATAGTCTACGATTTGTATTTTTTTCTCCTTGGGAAACTCGGCGATTTTATCAATATATCCGAGGACTTTGTATTCTGGGTCTTCGTTTTCTATGACAAATTTATATTCTGGATCGAGGAGTTCCCCTCCCTCACAAAAGAAATCGTGTTTCAATCCAGTTAGTATCATTTTATCACACAATTCATAATGGTCCTCGCCACCGATGCGGTTGGAAAGAAGGCCGTCTTTCTTTAAGTGCTTTACGACGAGGTTATCAACTGCTGGGCTCCCTTTAATTGAGCCCTCTTTAACTATCGCGTTGTAGTGTTTCCTGTGTTTCTTATTTATTAAAAGTTCGAAGATGAGGTGACACAACGTGCCTCGCTGCGCCCCAGAGTTAGTCGTCTGTGGCAGTTTAAGGTGGTAGTTGCACCAGTAAGACCAAGAACATTTGTCTAGCGTATTAATTCTCGATGCTGATAGATACTTTTTTTCACTCATAAATTTAAATTGCTATGCCAATTTTCAATTTCCTCCTTTGACATATCTCCAAAATCATTTTTTGTGGGGAAAGATATTTGCACTTGGTGTTTGTCGAAGTACCTTAACAGCTTCCGCTTATTTTTTTCTGCCGCCTCATTACCCGCAGAATTAGAATCTTCATCATTATTAAATGAAAGAATTATTTTATTTAAATTAAAACGTAAAAATGTATTTAATATTGGGTTACTTATATCTAATCCAAATGTTACTATAGAATTTTTAATACCTGCGTCCCACAGGGCAAGCATATCTCCGACGCTTTCCACCACAATAACTTCTTTTTTTTCTGAAATTATTTTATGATTAAAAAGTAGTGGATACCTCCATTCTTTTTTTGATGGGTAGTGTTTCCATTTAGGAATTTTAGAATCTTTTGGTATCTGTAGGGTATATCTGCCAGTAACGCCGATTAATCTTTCTTTAGAATCAAATATGGGAAATACATATCGATTTTTCATTCTTCCTTCCTTGACCATTAAGCCCCCTTTGAATATCTTGATTGTGTCTTCGGATATCCCCCTGTCTACCCAATAGGAATGGTTGGGTACAATGGACTCTAGCGGCTCCTTAGATAAAACTTTAGCTGTAGAACTATTTGGCCTTTCTCTTTTGGGCTTTTCATAATTATTACCCGTTGTGTCGAGCCATAACTTGGCGTCGTCTATGGTTTTGAGGCCCATAGAAAGCTGAACCAGTTTTTCAAAAGAACCGCTAATGCTCCTGCTGAAATCTATAAAGTGGCCGGTATCTTTCCTAACGCTTAAGACTGTGGAGCTACTAGATTCCCTGTAGATAGGCCTCATGCGTAGCTCTCTACCGTTGTCTATGATATTGGCGTAACCTACATCTAATAATATTTCTTTAAAATTTTTACTCATTAAAAGATTCCAACTCGACTGACCCATCTCTCTCCGCGTTCGGGTTTTCTGGGGCGTCAGAGTCATTAGTTCTGCGCCTATTCCTTGATCGGGATATAATGTCATCAAGCGTCCCCATCTCTTGAACCTTAAAATTTTTCACCTCGAAATTAAAATAAAACGGTTGATCAATTTCTGTCCCATCTGTAAGTATCCTTCGACGATTGTCGTCATACCCCAGAGCATCTTCACCTTGGAATCTAGATGCTAGCGGCATTAATAGATGTGTACCACAGTCTTGTTGCGAGTCGATATTGTCTGCATGTATTTCGTCTTGCGCTTTTTTCCCCCACCAAAAAACTTTATCTGCAAGTTGCGAAATTTTATCAGAACCAGCGACAACCGAGAGATTCCTTTCTATCTGTCCCGACTTTTTATTTTTTGATTCGCCCAAACGATTAATTTGAACCGCCCCCAGACAAGCCGCTCCCATTTCAGAGCAACAAGCTTTAAGCTTGGCGGTTTTATCACCAAGAATCATCCACGCTTGGTTGTGCGCGCTGGGCTGCTCTCCGGTAAGCTGCATGTAATCATACAATACCAAAAAGTTTTCGTCTTTGGCGCACATGGCGTGTTTAAACCTCCTAATGACGGAGCAAAGTTGATCTATATTTGATAAGGGGGTATATAAATGATATAGTGGCAAAACCTTAGAGAGCTCTTCTTCTGATTCCCTGAACTTTTCTACGAGCTTAAGGTCTGTATTCCATTTCCCTGTTTCAAGTTTGGTACAATTGATTCCTGTTTTTGCGGAAGCGATTCTAAATTGAATTTCCTCACCGAGCATTTCTGTGTCCAAGACCAAAACCTTGGTTCCTTCAGCAGCTACACCCATAGCGACCTCCGCCAAAAATGTACTTTTGCCCTGCTTAAGTCGTGCCGCCACAAAAGATATATGACCTATCCTTAATCCACCCATATACTTATTAACATTCGCGAACTGCTTGGGCCAAGGGATACCCATAAAATCTATGGGATTATTTGCCCTGTCTTTAATCATGTCTACCAACCCCTCGGTTAAATTCATGGGATTGTTGGAGCCTGTATATTTATTTTCGATCTCTGTTATTTTTGCATATACTTCTGAGCTAATGCTATCTACTGAGTCGCTAGTATTAATAATTTTTTCTGACTCTTCAAGGGCTTTGTTAAGGTCTCTTTTATAAGAGACAATTTTTAATTCTTTGGCCGACTTGAGGGTATCTTTATAACTGGTTTGGTTAAATGCCAAATCGTCAATATATTCGTCTAGGTCTAGGCCGCCCCGAAATTTAAAATTTAATGATAATGCTTTTTGATAGAGTATGGCTTTATTAACTGGTTGTTTAGATGCTACGTAGTCTTGTATAACTTGGTTTAGTGCAAAATAGATTGCATAATTTTCTTTGCAGTAAAAATCTTCATTATTTATGAAGCCGTCTATCTCGGGGAATACGTGTGGGTTTTTGATTATACCAGAGAGAACTTCCCTTTCAAGGGCTTTGGAATGTATCGGGTCTCCGCTTAACATTCAGCAATGATAGCCCAAAACCTAGGGTTTGTCAAGGCTAAATTTCGCTAAGATCGTCAGGGTCTTCGTTCTTATCTATTTCGTTTGTTATTTCTCGAGCGGTCATTTCCGTGTTCAGTTTTTCTACTGCCTTGGTCCAGCTATCGATGTAATATTGAAGGGCCATTGCTTTTGTGGGATCATCGAACTCACTGAATACTTCGGGAAGACCGTCTTGATCTATGGTAAAGAGAATATAGCCCCCATTGGAGCATTCATTTATTTTAACAAGAACTTCGTCAGGAAATTTAAACTTTTTATTTTTATCTTCATCCATCTACGGTTCTTTACACCCTAAATAATAGATATTCCGAATGTATTTTCTATGAACTCAGGACTTAATTTTTTAATGTCTTTTTCCTCTATTTCAAGAATTTTAAAATTATTTTCTTCTAACCATTTTCTTTTTTTACAGTCTCTTTTAATCGACTCTAGATAATTCATGCGTGAATTATTATGAAAGAATTTATTGAAGCTGCTGTGCTGCGGGCCGTTAACTTCTACCGCAATTTTCTTTGTTGCATTTACGAAATCAACTTTCATTCTGGTTCCATAAACGGGGAACTCTTCATAGACGACTTGATTTTTCCAGTAAGTTTTAAAAAATTTTTTTACTTCTTTTTGCAGCAGTGACCTAGACTTGCCGCCCCACTTTATTAAAAAGCGGTTTACATTTTTACTCTGAAGTTTCCCATGTATATTATAAAGTCTCATGGCCCTTCTTCAGGTCTTCTATAACTACTCTTAATGATTCTTTTTGTCCGCCGTCATAGTCATCCATTACAATCATTTCATTGTATTGCTTTTCGTACTTGGCGATGAGCCTTTCTAATTGGGTGTATTCTGATTTATTTTCTTTCATTTTAGGTTTGTATAATCTGATGATGATCTTATTTTAAGTCCAAGCCCGTCTGACATTTTAATATTAAGCTCTCTACAGATCTTAGCCTCGGGTATTTCTTCTTCTTTTCTGTCACCTCCATTCGCGAAAATATGCGGAACACATAGCCGCAAAGATTTACATACAGAAAGATCAGTATCAATAGAAATAAAAGCTTCATCCACGCACCTCAATGATTTTACAATTTTTAATCTATCCTCTTGGCTCATAAAAGATTTTCCTTTTTTAAGCCTAGCTTGCTCGTCGTTGTTGACGATTACTATTAGTTTGTCTCCTAATTTCTTCGACTCTTCAAGATACTCTATATGACCCACATGTAAAGGGTCAAAGTATCCACTGGCTACAACTTTAATTAACTCTATATTCATAAGACTATTTAATATTCTGTGAAAATTAGGATCATTTAAATATTTTTTATTAATATCATTCATGCAAAATGGTACTCTGGGTGGGACTCGAACCCACGACCCTCTGTTTAGAAGACAGATGCTCTATCCAACTGAGCTACCAGAGCGGGGCTGGAGCGCGTGGCGGGCTTCGAACCCACGACCTTATCGTTGGCAACGACATGCTCTACCAATTGAGCTACACACGCCTCAAGTTTTCTTTAGCGTATCTCTAAACTTATGGAATATATATTTTCCGATTTCCTTGTTCTCCTCAAAATATTTTCGTAGATTGTCCATACCTTGATGCTGCTTTTTGAACTCAAGGTTAAGTTCTTTTTCAACTTCGTCGACAAGATCATCGGAGATAGTTACCCACGCACCCCTAGCTTGGGCCATTCCCCATTGCAATAACATGTCCACGACTTCATATTCCACCCATATACTTTTGCCATCAGTTCTTTCATATCTAATGGGATATCTAATTAGCGCTCCCGTTTTTTCGTTCGGGCTTTTCCTAAAAATTAATTTGCACCAATGGCCGAGTGGGTCTCCCTTGCCGTTGGGAAGAGTAGAGATTACGTCTTTCATATAGCGCGGCTGAAACTCTAGTATCCAGTCGCTATAATGTAGCGCCGCGTTTCCTCCTGAGGCATTGGTAACCTGCGGGTCAGATTTTTCATAAGGATTAATCTTGATTGTGCTCCTTACTTGGGAAATCATATAACAAATGTGGCCCTTTTCTGCTAGTGCGAGAGCCATCCTTCTCAGAAAGTCTGAACTTAAAAGCGCACCACCCCCGACTTTCAGGGCTTCTTCTGACCCTTTTTCTAAATCATTTTTAGGGATAAGGGCGTCCATACAATCGATCATAAACATGTAGCGCGTATCACTTGGGTTGTCCTTAACCATTTGTCTCATAAGGTTAATTACTGTTTCATAAATATTGCATTTAAATACAAACCATTTCTCTGGGCTTGTGTCTATGCCAGCCCTTTGAATCAGGTCGTCAGAAAGTCTTCCTTCCGCTTTCACGTATATAACCATGCTGTTCTCCATTTTTTGGAAATTCCTAGCGAAAGATAGGCCACATGAAGTTTTGCCCCCCTCGGTTACTCCCGTGGCCCTCACAACCCCGGGTTTTATTCCGCCTCCCATTTCAATATCAAGCAAAAGGCTGCCGCTAGATACGGTATAAAGTCTTTCCTCTTCGAAATTGTAGTGAAGGCCTTCGTGTTGTTTAAGGTAGGATTCAAGTTGCTGGATTGGCGTAACTTCAGATGTTGTGTTTTTCTTTTTCATTATTCTTCTCTCATAAAGTCCATAGCACTTTTCTTTTTATAATTTTTGATTTCAAACGATTCAATTGGTTTTAAATTTTCTTGTTTCGCCTCTTCAGAAACCATAGGTTCAAAGGAATAGTTTTCATATTCTTTACTTAGCTTGTGCGCCCCTAGGGTTTGTAAGCCTAGGTCGGTTAGATAGTATGCCAAACTGAAAACTTCATCGTTGGATGGAAAGGAAATCCAAAATTCTTTGTCCGGAAATTTTTCAATTAATTTATAAGCCATAGCCCTTTGCTTGCCCCATTGAGAGCTTGGGCAGTTATGTAGAAACTTGGCTACAATTAGGCCGCTTAATTTCTTTTCTTCCGCTGTCCTTTTAGGCTTCTGGGGCATGGTAATTATTTACATCATAATGTACCATCTTTTTCACCAGTTTGTCAAATGAAACCTCGGGAGACCACCCTAATTCTTCTCTAATCGGTGTAGAGTCTCCCAAAAGAAGATTTACTTCTGCCGGCCTATAGAACTTGGGATTTATTACAACTAAATCATGCCCATAGGGGCTGTCCTGATAAATGTATCTTTCTTTTTCGCCAACCCCATGCCAATACCCGTTTACCCCAGCGGCTTTGAAGGCAAGTTCTACAAACTCTCTTATAGAGTGGGTTTCGCCGCTCGCTAAAATATAATCTTTTGGTTCGGGCTGGTTTATCATAAGCCATACGCCCTTAACAAAATCTTCACTGTCGCTCCAATCCCTCTTGGCGTCTAAAAAGCCTAACTCGATTGGGGTCGGAGCCTCTATGTCTAAGTTTTTATTTAGTTCGTGCATAATCCTAGCCACCCCCTTGGAAATCTTTCTTGTAACGAACTCTTCTCCGCGCTTAGTTCCTTCGTGGTTAAAAAGAATTCCATGTACCGCATATAGGCCGTGGGATTCGCGGAATACTTTTACCAAATGTCTAGCGGCAGCTTTAGATGCGCCGTATGGACTACGGGGTTTGATTGGGTGGTCAATGTCCTGTGGGGAGTAGTCTACGTCGCCCCATTCTTCACTGCTTCCCGCGCTATAGAATCTACAGTCTGGTTTAAACTTTCGAATTGCGCTCATGCACCGTAGCACCCCTAGGCAATTCACATCCATTACTTGCTCTGGCATATCCCATGAGCAGCCCACGAAAGAGTTTGCCGCGAAGTTGATAAGGTAATCTGGCTTAAAATCCTCTACAATAAGGTCAATACTTACATCGTCTGTTAGGTCTCCGTAGACAAATTCAAAATTAGGGTGGTCACGAAAGGTCTTAGTGTTAACATAGTTCGGGTTTGCACTCCGCCGCATCATCCCATAAACCATATACTCCTCTGGTAAGGAGAGAAGATACTCCGCCATGTTTGCCCCGTCTTGACCCAAAACTCCCGTAATTAATACTGTTTTCATTTTTTAGATTTCCTTTTACCCCTTCCCCACCTTATACTTTTAACTCTCTTTATTGTATCTGTTGTAGACCTTCCATCCATAAAATCTACAGTAAGTATACTTGATTCGCACTTCTCTAAAACATTTACTTCCCTAGGGTTCATATTTTCCAAAGTATAATCACCCCCTTTTACGTAAACATTCGGCTTGGCCTTTTCTAAAAATCTAGTTGCTGTTTTTTGTGGAAAAATGGTTACATAATCTACGCAAAGCAGGCCGCTTAGAACATAGGCTCTATCTATTTGTGAATTTATCGGCCTATCGTTTCCTTTTACTTGTTTGACGGAGCGGTCGGAATTTATACCTACAATGAGAATGTGCCCCTTTTTTTTTGCTTCTTGCAGGTAGTGAACGTGCCCGGCGTGAAGAATATCGAAACAGCCATTCGTGGCTACAACTCGGTAGGTGCCAGCTAAAGCTCTCCAATTCTCCAATTTATTAAATGGTATGTATTTATTAGTTTTCAACAGTTACTCTTTCCAAAAGGAATATATGCCTTCTTCAATTTCATATTCCATATTTTTAACTTCTCTGTCGGGCTGCTCTTTCGCCCAGCTAAACATTTTTGCTATCAATTCCTTTATCTCCGTATAATCTTGGAAGTCTAAAAGAATTTTCGCTTTGGTGTGGTCACAAAAGGCGTGTTTCGCTTCATGCCTTGGCTCTTTATATTCTATTTTGGTTCTAGACCCGTATTCCGAAGCCACTTCCGACACAATTGCTGCGATTTCATTAATGGTAAAATGTTTGTCTGCGCCGATGTTAAAAATTTCCGAATCATTTTCATCGATGAGTTTTTCAAACGGTTCCATGTAGAATGATATGTCTGAGAAGGCCCTAGTTTGTTCCCCGTCTCCAAATATTAACATGGGTTGATTGTTTAAAACTCTCCTTATAAAAATGCCGACAACATTTCGATACCTGTCCCAAATATTCTGATAAATTCCAACTACATTGTGGGGCCTTACTATGTTATATCTTAAACCAAATTGCTCGTGAGCTTGTTTTATGTCAGATTCCACTGCCATCTTTGCTATTCCATATGGGTCTATCGGCTGCAACTTCATTTGTTCATTGAAGGGGGGAGGTTGCCCGCCGTACACAGCCATAGAGGAAGTAAATACAATCTTCGACCTATGTTTTATACATTCATTAACAATTTTGGCAGAGGCTATTACGTTATTTCTGTAATTGAAACAGCGGATAAAGGGGGATAAGCCTTCTGCTGCGTATGCGGCGAAATGGAAAACTGTTTGGGGCTTTTCCTTTTCGAAAATTTTATCTATATTATCTTTAGCTAGGTCGGATTTATAGAATGAAAAGTTTTTATGGGTCGGTAAAAAATCTTCATAGCCGCCAGAAAAATCGTCGATGCCGCACACTGAATAGTCCTTGTCCAAAAGAAATCTACTGAGGTTTGCCCCCAGTAACCCTGCTGCCCCAGTTATAAGTATTTTCTTTTTCATCACACCCCGTCTTCGCGCATACCCCCCTTGCCGATATATTCTTTCCACCATAAATCACCGTGGTATTTTTTTAACAATTTAACATGGTTTCTGCCATGAAAACCAAAAAACTCACGATACGTAGATAGGTCATCGTGCTTAACGTGAGCGTGTTCAGGGCACCACTCTGGGCACTCGACAGAAAAATATCGAGCTACTTCTGGGGTAGCGTAAGTAATCCCCAGTTGCTCTAGGTGATCGTGCAGCATTCTGGTAAGAAAAACATCTTCACCAAATTGTGTAAAACAATCATCCCAATCCCTCAACTCGTGAGAATTATTTATCATTACGGAGCTAGCAATTTCCAAAAACTTTTTGCTTCTTATACTGAATCCCCCGTTACCCACCCTATACTTTTGGTTGGTGCCCCATAAAGAGCCTATATAATCGTAGTCTAAAAATTTTTCGTCCCACGCGTCTTCGTTTATAATAAACCCGTCGTCTTGAACTGTCATAACAAAGTCTGTTGTTATTAGGTCGTTCAACTTCTTGACCATAAAATGGTTATACTCTTGCGCCGTAGACTCATTTATTTTAAAAACCTCAATCGAATCATCTTCTATATCACAACATGAGGCGCAGATGACTTTGTCGAAATTGAATCTTTCTTTAGAAACCTGAAGAGCTTTTATGGTATCTTTTTTGTATTGAGGTTTTCCTATGTAACTAAAAAGTGTTATTGTCTTATTTACCATTGCCATTCTCCGTTTTCATTTTTTTCTGTTTCTGATCCCCAGACATTATGAGCCCATCTCTTTTGTCCCTCTGGAATTTTACCATCTACCCATTCTCCATTCAATATTAGTGACCATTCCGGCCCGCTTATTACTTTCCCAAAGTAAGACTCTCCTGAGGGGGGGCTCAGTATCCAAAGCTGCTGGGTGTCGTTTCTGAATTTGTATTTTCCGCCAAGTTTACATTCTCTGACTGTATATTTTCCAGAATTACCTATCAAGGGTATCTTTGCTGCGTTGCCATTTTCCTTTCGCAGCTGGTCCAGTATCTCTTGGAGTCTCCAATGCTTTATGCCGCCGTTTTCCGCAATCCACTGCTGTGTAGTTTGCTCCGTCCAACTAAGTTCAATGTATGGCCCGGGGCCACCCCCGCGTTGATACGGGTTAGCGTTATAGAAATCTGTCTCCATAACATAGCAGCGTTCTGAAAATTCATTAGATGCTACATATACCAAATCAATACATTTGGTCTCGCCACCCTTTAGGCACTGTATCATTTCATCGAGTTCTTCCTGCTCAAATTCTCTATTTATATAATTATCACACTGCACAGACATAAAATAATCTGTAGCACATGACTGAACGAGCTTCATGGTTCCGAATCCCGTGCCTTCATTTTTTGAACGGAGGATACACCTATCTATCAGCCCCTCTTTATAAAAATCATAAACGTAGTCTTGCTCACCGCCGTTTGAATAGAACACTACTTCATAATTTTCAAATTTTACATTATCCTTGATCGAGTTTAAGCAGGACCTACTCTCGTCGGGCCTTTCATAATCAAGAATCAAAAAAGAAAATTGCTTATTTAATTTAGTGTAGTCCTGTCTCATAGGGAAAGTTTTTCATAAACATGGCCGGGTTCTTCTGGCTTCATGCCCGCTTGTTTGCGGTACTGGTTTATGGCACCTATGAAGCTAGATTTAGATTGATTTATTTCTTTCGTCTGAAGATATGTATCAAAGCTCCAATTATATCTATTGTCCGTAACCTCTTCTACGGTTTGATTGAGAACCTTCAGCCTATAAAAATCCTTTAAACAGTATTCCATTTCAACGATTTGAACAAACTCATGGTCAAAATCACCCTTTCGCATGAACTCCTCCAAAGAGTCTAGGGTAAAGTGTAATCCTAATTCGTGTTGACAGTATAGCCTGAATCTGGTTCTAACGTTTTCGTGAAATTGTACGCATTCGGAACCGAAGTCGCCATACATCAGAGAGGTGTGGTTCGATCTTCCGTAGCAGTAGTGATACTTTACTGGGTGAAGGAAGTAAGACTCTAGCGGGTCATCATCCCTTGTATTAATCACATGTTTTGACTTATCTTTGTCTTCTATGTTTGCAAATTTACCAATTATACCGTGAAGCCCCCAGTGTGGGCTGGGAAAAAAATACATAGAATCATAATACTTAGCTAAATAAGCCCTGCCTGACGCAGCGACTACGCCGGTCTCGTTCTTTTCATGCTCCTCTATGTCCCCCCTTACAGTTTTGCACCATTCTGGGGTTACTCTTTCTGGGGAATCGAGAATAAAAAACCAATCACCGTTTTGCATAACTCCAGCGCGAAGGAATTCGTTCATTTGAAAATCGTGATCGTTCGTCCATTTCCTTTGAACAATTTTGCCTTCCCCCTTTTTTTCATTAAGGAGGTCGTAAGTTCCGTCTGTAGAATAACCGTCCGTAAATATCAAGCCGTCAGTAACATCCAGAAGCTCGGGGGTAAGCATCCCCTCGATGTCTTTGATTCTGTCTTGGGTCATTCCGCAAACCCACAGCTTTTTTCTTTTTGAAAATTTATAAGTGTCCATGATCAGCAATTATTATATATCTCAATGATGTTTTTAGCAACAGTATTTTTGTGAAACCTAACTTTGAAATCTTTTTTGTATTTATTAATTAAGTCCATAGGTTTGTTTTCCCAATAAGATACAATTGTTCTTGCTATCGTCGGGATATCTGGCTCCATAACTAGTTCGGGAACAAATTCTACTGCGGTTAGGTTGTCCTTGGAAACAACTGGTATGCAGTCACACATGACACCCTCTATCATGGAGAGCCCTATTCCCTCTATCCTTGAGGGCAGGAAAACGAAGTGACTTCTATTATATATATTGTTTAGTTCCTCGTCACTAACGACGCCCATGTATTTCCCGAAAAGGGGATTGTCTGTGCCAACCACTACTAAATTTTCTTCAGTTATACCCATGTATTGAAAAATTTGAAAGATTGCTGAAAATCTTTTGTTGGGGTCGTTTGCTCTACCTACATATAAAAATGGAATATCTTTTTTAACATCCGTCTTATGAACATCTTTCATTGGGTTGTAAATAACCCGTGCATCCATATTAACAAATCTTTTTATTTGGTCTTTAACAAAAAAAGATATACAAGTTACTGCGTCGGCCTTTCGCAACTCTACCTGTAAGCGGTCTGACTCAAAGTGTTGAATTACATGCTCTGGTATATCAAGAACATTTAGAATTAATTTTGCATTGGGGTACTGCTCTTTAGTCTCTATCGCTTCTGTGTGCCATCTATTATTACTGTATATTAAATCTGGTTCAGAATTATCCTCTATGACTTCGTGCCCCAAGAAGCTAAACCCATCTTCAATTCTATCTATTTGGCATGTGGGACACCTTGCTCCAAATGTTTTAATCTTCATTGACTACGGGGGCTTCTTTATTGTGCTTTTTGTAATAGCTTGAATTAAATTCTAATTCGGAAGTGTCTCTATTCCATAAATAAGAGCACTCGCCGAAGTGCTTTTCTTGGTACTTGACTTTTTTTTCCCCGTTGGAGTGCAGCCACGTCATGTGTCTGATGTGGGCGATTTCTCTTGGGATTTCAGAACAGGACAAGTCGGGCTGCCTTTTCCCACTCTCATAAAGAATATCATTATCATAGTAGAACTTGCTCACCTTTTCTTCTTTGTTCGTCCAAAAAATTCTATTCGGACAGAAACCGTCTATCCATTTCTTGCCGTCAAATATATAATTCTTAAAATTAATTTTGTAATAATAATAATCTGGGTTTTCTATTACATAATTTAAAATTGAATTAATATCTTCATAGGTATAAAATTCATCTCCGTCGAGCATCCAGAACATGTCCACTTCCTGCTGGAGGAGATAACCAAGTGGTAGGCTTCTGGCTTCTGCTTCTGTAAGTGGAACCATCGAGGTGAAGGGCAAGTCAACATTTTTATTGTCTGCCACTTTGGCGGCGGTAACGCCATCGAAATCCGGCATCCCCATCTGTGCGTACTCCTTAAACTGGGAGTGAACGGAGGTAATAATTACTTCGTGTTCGGATTCGTTTTTGAGCTTGCCCCAAGGCTGGAGAACTTCGTCGATGTCTTCGGCGCAATCGTAAAAACATCCTAGTATTCCTATTTTCATATTAATATTTAAAAATTAAAAGTTGTGTCCAATCCTGCAAGAAATTGTCGGCTACGCTTTTCCTAGGGACAAGGCAGGTTTGCGGTATCTTTATGTTCGTTTCAATAATTTTCGCAGCCATCTCTGCTGGCGTTTGTATCGGTACAGATTCTTGATGGTCTTCTTTCCATCTAGCGACCCAAGCTGGCTTATCGTATTGTGGATCTAAAATTAATCTAGGAACTCCATAGTGGTATGCTAGGTGACTAGGCCCATTACAGGTTCCAACAAAGTAACAAGATTTTTTAAGCCAATCTATGCTGTCTTCAAATTTTGGATTTGTGTCTACAAAGACGTTATCAGGTACATCAACGCTAGAGATTGCAGACTTAACCTTGTCTCCGCCCCAAGTCTCTAAGGAGGGACAATAAATAGTATAGTCTTTAAATTGTTTCGCTATCAATTCTATCAGTCTCTTTGTCTCTGGGTAATCATAGCCATGTGTGGTAGTTAATAAGCCGAAGTATATTAATTTTTGTGGTCTTAGGTCTTTAGTTAGGAGTCTTGTTGATTTTATTATCTGCGGGTGGACATTATGTTTTTCATAATCAAAAGCATAAGGGTTTTTAAAAAGAAGATCTGGAATAACATAATAAAAATCTTCTCCCCCCTTCAGGTTTTCCATCTGAAACTGCCCCATTATGGCTTCGTTTTTTAATATGTTGTTGTCGTCAGAATATTTTTCATCAACCTGACTTATGTTGAAATGTTTGCCGAAGGCGTGGGCTAGGGGGGTATAAACTTCATCTCTTGCAGAGATAAGGGATTTTACTTTACCTTCGACAAAGCGAGCGCACTGCAGTGAAAGAATACAGTCGCCGAGGCCATGCCCGCCGAGAATGGTTGTTATTGATCTTTTCTTTTGTCCCATACCCCTGTCTATTGTAGCAGAGATTGGGGAAAAGGGCAACTATTTCTTGGCCAAGTTGTCCAGTTTTTCTTCCAGCCTATCGAATCTATCATTCATTCTTTCAGAAAACATCTTAAAGTCTTCTTTGCTGACGTATTCTTTCGGAAGGGAAAGGGCTAGGGAGTTGTGCTTCTCTCTTAGTTTGTCTATATCTTCGTGGTGCTTGACCATCAGGTCGTGGTGCTCCGCTTTAATTTCGTTTACGGCCCCCATCATCATCTTAAAGACCCAACCGCCCATGAGGGTGACAACCCCAACTGCAATATTTACAAGAATTTGGTAGTCCATACCCCTAATTACACGAGTAAGGTGGGGGATAGAGAGTTTTTTTAAAAATCATCGACTAAGGTGCCAGAGTTTTGATAATCTTTGACTTTCCTTTCGAAAAAATTTGTCATTGCGTTTACGTCTATTACTTCTGAGAGCCAAGGAAATGGATTTTTGTCACTGTCAAAACGGAAATCAATTCCAATGCCCTCTAGGCGCCTATTGCCAATATACTGCATATAGTCTACAAACATCTCAGCGTTTAAGCCAAGTATCCCCCTCGGGAGAACATCGTGAGCATATTGAACTTCTAGTTCTACAGCTTTCTTGACGTGCTCGACTGTTTCATTCTCGAATTTTTTTGTCCACACCGATGGGTATTGTTTTCTAATTGTATTAATAAGATATGTTCCGAACTGTATGTGTAAGGTTTCGTCTCTCAATGTGTATCGAATCTGATCTGATAATCCCGGTAGTTTATTTTGTCTACCGAGTGCTAAGATCATTGCAAAGCCGCTAAAGAAAAACGTTCCTTCGGCTAAAAGATAATACGTAACTAGATTACGCAGGAATTCTCTTTTGCCCTCTGTCGTTTTCGTAGAAAAATCTTGACAGTTAACATCTGTCGTAACCCCCATAAGAAAATCGTCCTTTGCCTTTATGGAGGGTATGTTTAAATAAGCTTCATAAACCTCACTAACTTTAAGGTTATAAGAATCACAACAGGTAACGACCGTCCAGTTGTGGAGAGACTCCTCGTAGGCTTGGCGAAGAATATACTGGCGGCACTCCGCGTCTACTACCCATCGATTAACCGTAAGGAGGAGGTTATTGCCGACCAGTGACTCGGTCCCTGCGAAAAAACCCAGCGTCCTTTTCACTAAAAGCTTTTCGTCATCTGTCAGGGCGCCATTTTTCCACTGGCTTATGTCCTCTGCCATATTAATTTCGGCGGGGGACCAGTTGTTCGCCACCCCTTTTAGAAACATGTCCCACGCTTCTGGGTGTTTGTGCGGGAGAATTTGATTTACTCCAGCAATATCTTCTCCAAAAATTAATCCACTTTTGCTCATTAGTTATTCCCCTTTATTTCTTTTACGAATTCCTTGTGTGTCATTGGCAACTCTCGCATGTTGGGTCTGTTATGTTACAAGCCTCAGGAGTAGACTCAGTATTATCACTATCACTTGCACTAATATCACTGTCGTTACCACTGTCCGTAGCTTTCTCCGTTTCGCTTGCACTCTTATTCCTTAAGTAGTATGTACTTTTGAGTCCTCTACTCCTAGCATGAAAATATAAATCATTCAAATACTTTAAAGAATTAAAATTATTAAATAAATTTAATGATTGACCCATATCAATCCATTTTTGTCTAGCTGCGGCATTATCAATGAGTTTAAACTGGTCGTGATCAAACACGGTTCTATAACGCTCTTTGAGTTCCATAGGAAGTTCTCCGTTAAGCCTCATAACATCACCGTCCACGCTCTTAACCATCTCCATAAAGGACGCGCTCCATATACCTAGTTCCTTGCACTCTTTTACAAACCACTCATTCATAATGAGCAAGTTCCCAGACTTATTTTCGTAAACAAAAAGGACAGAAAAATCTGGCTCTATACAGGGGGAGCAGCCTTGGATGTAGGAGATCGTCGCTGTCGGGGCAATCGCCATAGTGTTGCTGTTTCTCATCCCAAATTCTGCTATATGCTGACGGAGCTCCTTCCAATCAACCTCTGGGCAAAACTTTTTTCCTCTATGGAGGATGGGTTTTTCCTCTAGGTATTCCATTAAATTTTTATAGGTATCCATCGGTAGGATATCTTGGTCCCATAGGGAACCATCATAAGTATTATACTTGCCCTTTTCTCTGGAGAGGCGAGAAGAGTTCAATATGCAGTGGTAAGAAATAAATTCATATAACTCATCAGAAAATTTAGTTGCTTCTTCAGAAGAGAAATCTACTTTATAAGAATGAAAAACGTCAGCCCAACCCATAGTGCCAGCGCCGACAGGACGATGAAGTAGGTTCGCTTTCTCCGCCTCTTTAGTGGGGTAAAAATTCAAATCAATTACATTGTCCAGCATTCGCATTTGGGTGGATATACTTTTTGCGAGTAATTTAAAGTCAATTTTTCCGTTTGCTTTCAGGTGTTCCTTTAGGTTGACCGAACTTAGATTACAAACAGCGGTCTCGCCCACTTCTGTTTTTTCCCCAGATTTAAATTGAGATGGTTTAGTATGTAAGAAAATTTCTGTACACAAATTAGAACTATGAACTACCCCTTCGTGGGAATTAGAATATCTAATGTTTGCACTATCTTTAAATGTAATCCAAGGGTGACCGGTTTCAAAAAGCATCCTTAACATTTTCTTCCACAGGTCTTTAGCTTTAATAGTTTTGTAATTATCTAT